ATTATAGCTTCCCCAAAACGTTTTTCATATATTTGCTGCAAATCAGGTTCACCCTTCATAAATATATACGCTTCCATTAAACTTCCATAAAGCAAAGCAACTTCCGCGTTTTCACTGAGCCAAGTTTCAGTAGCGTCTGAACCTATTGTTGCTAGCGTACCCGTAGCTCCACTAGAACTTCCTGTTAACGTTTCCCCCACAACAAAATCTCCCGCAGGTACTACAACACTCAAGGAACTAGCGTTCGTAACAGAACCAACCTTTGAAGACTGCAAGCTAGTCGATCCTGTAACGGTATCCGAAGTTGTGAATGTTCCGCTGACGTTGGAGAGAGTTATAGAAAAAATGCTAGATGTTATACTGGCTGGACGGTAAAAGTAGTGTAATTCCACTGGAAAATCGCTATTAGGACTTGGCCCTAAAATAAAATTGTCTACGTCAAATTGTGCATAAAATCTAGGCAACCCTTTTGTTGCAGGGTTTGGATTAAATGATTGAACAAAATCAGGGTCTTTAAAATCAACAAATATTTCTTCGTTATTTGAAGTATATGACAAGGAAAACGGCGCTAGAAAATCAGATGGAACGGCTAAATACTTGCTTGTGTCCGACATAACTCCCGTTGCATTTTTTCTAAAAAGACTAAGTTGAACGTTTTTTAAAATTCGCTCTTCGGAGTTTTTTATAAATACGGGTAGATTCCTGACGAAAGTAGTCTCATCATTCTCTGTATAGTCTTTTATCGCGGTTTTTAGCGTTGTGTATGTATAGCTCATTTGTCCACCTATAGCGTCACACTATTGTTATGTTTCCAACCATACTGCTGTGGTTGGTGCATTGATAGACTAAAGAAGTGTCAGAAGGCTCATGCGGTACAATAAACTGTGTCAGACCTGATGTTGAGTTGTAGTTGTCAGTAACTCCTGTTGTAAAAGCGGAACCTCCATTTGAAGTTCTTATTTGTAAAGGATGACTGCTTACATTAGCCGTATTATCTAAAAGATAAGTATGACCTTTGTAAAAAGTAAAATTCGGATTATCACCAGATGTAGCTCCGGGTCCAGTAAATGTATAAGCACTTGAACCGTTTGTTCCAGCAGTATACTTTGTTACAGGACCAGTGGTTTCATCATTTAATCTAATCCATGCGCCACCGTGCGCAAAGTATAACCCCCCCGTCGCGTGAACATGTGCTACCGCGCCATGATAGGTACTAGCACTTGGTAAGTCGCTTAGATTAGCATAATAAAAAACAATCTTGTTTGCACCAGAACTTACATCAATAATACCACTAGAATTAATTATATCTGTAAGCGTGGTTCCATTGCCAAGAGCCGCATATATTTCGGTGAAGTTTGCATTTATTTTAGTGGCCCCAGAACGAAGGGTGTCCCCATTGCCATCATTTGCACTGCTTCCTATTCCTACGCTTTGTAAAGACATGTCTTATCCTTCATCAAAAGTATCTGTTGTTGAATCTAGTGTAATAGATGTGCTGTCAAATCTTGGTGCTGAAGCTGAAGGTATGGTGACAGAACCTAAAGCGATAGTGCCATAAACACCTACGACATTAGCAACGTTTTCCTGACTAGGGCTTACGTTAATAGTAACTGTGCCTACAGACCCTTCAGCCTTTAGTCTATTGCCCGTTAAACCCAGAGCATCCCCGCGATAACCTACAGGGTCAAATCCATACTCAATAGCATCTATCTCCGCAAGGTTTTGCTCCGGCCTAGCGTCTTTTAAAGCTTGTGGATCAGAAACCGTCCTAAACGGTCCTAGCTGCGGCTGCTTAGGCTCAAACTCGTCTTTGCCAACTAGCAGACCATTCCACTCCCGTCGCATATCTTTATACCTGTACCGAAAACCGGAACGGTCTGATATCGCAAGAGCATTTTTACCGCTAGCAAACCTACCCATCAGCCTGTCCTAAAGTACTGGTATTGAGGAACTACGTTAAACGAAGCCCTGTCCCTGTCTTCTGTCATAGCTCGCTCAAACTCTTCTTCATACACCGCCTTTAACAACTGAACGCGTTGCGGGGCCCGCTTTATAGAAATGTAATACGCTAATCCCGCAGCTAAACAGGGGTAAAAACGAAACGGCATGTCTACAGTGTTAATGTACGTGTCGGCGTCATCCATACGAGTAAGAGCGTTGTAAAACACAACATCCGTAGAGTTTTCCGGTGTAGGCCAGAGCTTTAAGCTAGGAGTAACCTGCCTGTCTAAGAAAAATTGATTAGGTCGCCCCTGAGAAGATTTTTCTGGTATGGTTTGATACTCTTCTCTACTCAGTCTAAGCAAAGAGTAATCAATATCATCCCTGCGGATTACCGCAGATAGAATATCAATAACATCCGGCAATAAAGCGTATTCTCCCGTCCCCTGTGTCAGGGTCGTGGTTCTTTGAGAAATAGTCCATTGGTTTAAACCGCGGTTAGCCCATTCTGCCAACATTAAATTTAAAGACCGCTTGGCTGTTTTAAGGTCGTAACCCGTTCGAACCTCCAAACCACAGCGTTCAAAAGCCTCTTCAATGTACTCGGCTACATCTAACTCAAAATCTACGCTGCTAGAAACTGTCATGTCATTCCTCGTTGTATAGATTGTCGAATATTCGATTAACGTCTAAGGTGTAGTCTAAGTCAGATTTAGAGTAATGTACATGCTGAGATGGCTTGAAGTCCGGGGGACCCTCGCCTGTAACAAACCATGCGGGATGCGTAACTCTAACGCGGTTGTTGGGTAAAGCCACTATATTTCCTGTCCAACTCCCCGCTTCTAAAAGTTGTAAAACATGACTCTGCTTATGCTGCGCAGGATCGTCCGCTATCTCGCTTTCCGTATAATCTACCGTAAATAAATATTTAGCTGGATACATTTCACCGTTTATTTTTGCCAACCAAGGGCAGGGCGTGGTTCTATCCATAACAAACACTGAATGATGGTGAGACGCACAATCCCAAGGCTGCGCGGCATAAGTCTCCATAGGTTCAGGCCATTCTTCCAACGGTATATCTCCAACCAGCGCCGTTATAGGCATTCTCGCCCACATAGCACCGCCATGAACTTCGTCCTCGTCCTCTCCCTCCGCAGCACTGCCCGTAAACATTACCTGAAAACTCAAGCACCTATTTGGCAGCGTTGTGACACCTATCACCATGGCGTGTAAAAACTCGCCATGATACTTTTGATGATTGTGTGTGTACTCACGCCTCACCCATGCCTTAAAATAAGGCACGTTAGAATACAGATATGCCATAGATTATTTTTTAACCTTGCCGCCCTTTGCCATTTTCTTCATAGGCGAAAGCGACATGCCGCGCTGTTTTGCTGCGGCTCTAAGTTGAGGCAACGTCATAGAAGCACCCCCGCCCATCATTTTAGGGGGCATTTTACCACCCATTGCTCCGCCCTTCGACATACGACGAGGCATCTTGCCACCCATCGCTCCACCTTTAGACATGCGACGTACTTTTCCGCCCGCCGCGTAACCCTTTGCCTTCTTCTTTTTCTTAACAGCCATTTTAGTCTCCTTATGTGTTAACGGAACCTGTTGCTCGTTTTCGTCGATTGCTTAAAACAATGCCGCACCCCCGAGGCACTACCCCGTTTTTGTTGGGCGGCGGCGGCGTTCTTTTGGCTTTGATTTCACCTCCAAGGTACGCATATTTAACTTCAGCGGCTTTGGTATTTTTGACGTTTGTTTTACCTTTAGAGCCTTCTCGTTTTTTCTTCTTAGCTGTTGAAGCTCTTTGAGATTGGGAAAGAGAAGCCGCTTTAGACCGAGGCAAGCATCGGTCAGGGTTCTTCTTATCTTTCGAAGTTCCACATTTACCTTTAATCTTTCCATCGGTCCCAATCCTAACCCAATCTTGGTCTACCCAATCTTTTAAAGCACCCATTACGCTGACGCCTTCTTCTTACCTTTGGCTCCCTTGGCATAATTCGGGTCTTTGCAATATTTAGATGCAGCCATATTAGCGTATGCCGAAGGGTATGTATCAAAGGTTCTTTGAGCCCAAGCTTTTCCCGCAGGACAAATCTTGCTACCCTTAGATTTCTTCGAAGCGCCCTTAGATTTTCGAGAATATGCCACCCGTATTACGCCTTTCTAACAATGCGTTTAAGGACTTTAGCTTGACCCGCGTGAAGCTTAGAAGCTTTGTTTAAACCCTTAACAACTTTTTTAATTTTTTTCTTATTGCTTTTAGTAACCATTAGCACTTCCACCTTTTTCTAGCTTGGCGTA